AGTGGACGGATTTAATGTATACAAATACTACATGGCAGTTAAATTACATTTCACCACAGACAGTTATGATGTATTTGAAACCAATGGTCATGTGAAAGGATCGCGAGATGTATTTTCTAGTCGTAATGACAGGTTCATATTTGAGAAACTTGGAAGAAAGTTTGAGAAACCTTTTGATGTCATACAATATTTTGTTGCGAACTTTGCTTATGGTAACGATGCCGTCGTATACTGCGATGCTGAGTCAGATGCGAATCTCGTAACATGGCAACGAAGAAAACAATCACTGACGCAAACATTTAAAAACGACATTGACACAATATTGTTGCATGTTGAAAAGAACAAACACACACATGACAGAGTCTTTAAATTCGTACAGGGTGACCACCCAGAACTACTTAAACTGTTTCTTGGAAGTCACATCAGTATTGAAACTATGGTTATATTGGATTCGTTCGAGGACTATCTTTCTGCTTGGAAGTCATTTACAAACTTGCTTTGGGAAGAAGAATATCGTAGAATCATTAAGTGCAAGAGATTCATTAAGTTTGACTCAAGCAGGTTAATGGAAAACTATCAGGAACTAAAAGAGGGATTTAACTTCTGATATCATGGGCAACAAGAAACAGAATTATCATCATGAATATGATGACGAAGAACGCAGTAACAAGCGTAAGAAAAACCCGAAACATTCACCGAATGTTAAAGGTCGAGGTATGAGAACACTAAATAGTTATGTCGAGGAAGACGACTTTGACGATCTCAAAGAAGACGACCATGGCAATACTAAGACACGTTTTTATACAACAAAATAATATACTTTTTATACAAGGAAACATACGATGGACATTCAAGCACTCCGCAATATGCGTAAAACAGACTTCAGCAAAATCTCTGCTGAGTTTGACAAGATTGCCAACCCAGAGGCTGGTGGCAAAAAATCTTATCAAGACGATCGCTTCTGGAAACTAGAAGCCGACAAAGCAGGTAACGCAACTGCTGTAATCCGATTCCTACCACGTGTTGAAGGCGATGAACTCCCATGGGTTCGTATCTTTAATCATGCTTTCCAAGGTCCAACTGGCAAGTGGTATATCGAAAACTCTCTTACCACACTCAACGAAAAAGATCCTGTTGGAGAACTTAACTCCAAACTGTGGAACTCTGGCTCTGAGGAAAACAAGAAGGTTGCACAAAAGCAAAAGCGTAAGTTATCTTACATTGCCAACGTGTTGATCATCTCTGACCCAAAGCATCCAGAGAACGAAGGTCAGGTTCGTTTGTATAAGTTTGGTAAGAAGATCTTTGACAAGATCATGGAAAAGGCTAATCCTACTTTTGAGGATGAAAAGCCAGTTATCGTATTTGACTTATGGGAAGGTGCAGACTTTAAACTGCGTCAACGTAAAGTCGATGGTTACGCTAACTACGACCAGTCTACCTTTATGGAACCAACAGCATTGTTTGGTGGCGATGAAGACAAACTGTTAAAGGTTGTTAACTCTCAGGTAAAGTTGTCTGAGTTTACCGATCGTAAAAACTTCAAGACCTTTGAAGAACTTGCTCGCAAGTTGAACGATGTTCTTGATGGTGGTTCTACTCCTACTGCTTCTGCTGCAAGTATGGCTGAAGATGAGGATTATACACCACCAGTGCGTACACCTGCGCCAGCTGCAAAGCCAGTAAGTGTATCAAAGGTTAGTGCTGGAGATGACGAAGACGTAATGTCTTATTTCCAGAAGATTGCTGACGAAGCATAATCGCTTGTAGCATTGAGAAAGCCACCTTCGGGTGGCTTTTTTGTTAAGTGCCGTATCGTTTTTGCATTTGATTCTGAACACCCTGATTTGGATTACGCACTGGTGGCTTAATCGCATAAGTGCTAGAACTATTGTTGTTGACGCTACTCATTGGTGCAATAACTGTACTTGATGAAGAAGCTGGAGCATTCTTTGCCAGTTCACTTTCAGCAGACTGTGCAGCAACTTTGTTACCTGTCTGTGGTTCAGTTGCAGCAAGAAGTTTAATTGGATCAGCATTAAACATTTTGACTTTCATCTTGTCAGCAAAGCCAAGTTTGTCGTATGCTTCTTCCTGTGCAACTATCTGCTTAATCTTTTCATTATCTACAGTGCCCTTTTTAGCCTCATCTTTAATTCGGCTAAAAGCATTTTTGGATATTTCTTTTTCACCAGCATCACCAGAGAGATAAGACTTACCAGTCTTAGGATCAAAGGTAGCCATGTTCTGTGCCAAACTAGCCTTGTCACCTTTTACCTTTTCTTCTGTGGTTAAAACATTTGTCTTGCCTTTTTCGGTGCTGATAATGTTTTGTTTGTAATCGCTAGTTTCTCCACCTGCGCCACTACTTTGCTTCAAAGATTGATTACCACCAACTCTGGCAGTACCTTCACTTGGACGGAACGGATAGAATGGACCAATAGAAACTCTACCAAATGGAGTTTTAAACCCAACTTCTGGGATACCAAAGTCTTCTAAGAAACCAAACACCTGATCTTTAATATTCTTAAAGAAGTCAGCAATTGGTGCAAAGAATTTCTTCACTGGTTCTACAATATACTCTGTAAGCATATCACCGATAAACCCAAATGCTTCCATTATCGGTTTAGCAATATACTCGTCAAACGAATCACCCAAGAATCCAAAGAAATCTTTCAGTGGTTGTATGATGTAATCAGTTACAAAGCTACTAAACCAATCTACAATAGAACGAATTGTCTCGGCATCAATCAAACCGAATGTCAAGAATGAAAGAATGCCACCAAAGCCAGCAATCAATGCTTCTGCAATTGAGCCAGTTTCCATAAATGCTTTAAAGCCATCGATGATACCATTCACCAGTGAACCGATAATCATTGCAGGCAACAAGAACTTTGTAAATGCTTTGAGTAGGTTCTTAGGATTGAATAAGAACTTGGCTGCACTCATAATCCCACTACCAAGCATGCCCATGATTCCGTCTAGGAATCCACTGCCACCACTTTCTGTTTTTGGTTTCTGCGCATCGTTTGGTTTTTTTGCACCACCAGTATTCTCTGCAATTGCTCTGAGCAATTCGGTTTGCTCTTGCATCATCTTTTGATTTTCGATATCAGCTTCTGTCATATCAGCTGCACCTAGACCAGAGGACTGAGTGCCAGAGAATGACTCATCGTTTGCTGCTGGTTTAACTACCTTGGCTCGTTTCTTTGTTGAGTTAGGATCTTCAACATCTGCTGCTTTAACTACTTTTGGTTTCTTTGGGTCTGCTGATTTAGATGCACCACCAAACGAATCACTAAAGCGAGTATCTACCTTTGCAAGTTGACCTTCTAACTCTACACCCTTTTTGTAAAAGCCACCACGTTTGATCTGACCTTCTTTAAAGCCACGATCTTCTAAACCCTTAATGGTTTCTTGATTCTTTTGTATCTCGCTTTGAATCTTTGCAGACTTTTCAAAGGTTTCGCCAAAGGACTTTTTACTGCCAAAGGTACTACCCTGTGTGGCAATACGATCTTTAATATACTGTTGTTTTTGCTCTCTGCGTTCAAGAGACTTGTCCATCAGACCACCAACGAATGTATCGTTGTGCCCTTTCTTTAGGATACCAGTAGTGTCTAGAACACCACGGAGACTACCAAACTTTTCTTTAAAGGTAGACTTAACCGTATCGCCAGCAGTTGCATTTATGCCCTTAGCCGTACCCATGCCCATAACCTTTTCGGTTATTGCTCCTGGCTTTTCTGCAACACTCTTTTTAATTTCTTTTAAGGTTTTAGATAGTTCACCTTTGTCACCGAGACTATCGCTAACAGTCTTGTTCAGCTTATCCAACTGTTCAATCTGCTTTTTTGCGAAGTCTAAGTAAACAACATTGCCATCTCTGGTTAGAGTTTCTAGTTTAGACGTAGATGCTCCGTTAGCCAGTGGGCTAGCACCTTGCACCTTTTGTTTGTCTAATACTTGTTTCATTTGCTTTGCATCCTTTGTTTTTCTTCTTCTAACCATTGAATCAACATAGTCACGTATATCTCTCGTTCAAACGGGAACATTTCCTCTAACTCTTCCAAACTATACTTATGGTATTGCATAAGCGCAAAGTTTGTTTTGTAGTAGTTGTAGAGAGACTCATGACAAAGGTTTATTAAAAAAAACTGTTAAGACCCTCGATCACCTTTTCATGGTGATGCTTACATACAGGGCAGTCGTACTGCACTTCCTTGGACAGCTTTGGCATTGTTTCAAAGAACTGTTGAATTTTCTTAAACTGATCTTGGGTTAAATTCTCCAAGAACTCTTGTAACTCTGCTTCGGTTTGATCTTTGGCATAGTGCAACTCATCACCATCATAGATCAAGTCGATAGAACTTGTAATAACTTTAAACACTGAATCGGCATCAGCCTGATCCATACCTTCTAGATCTTTGATCATACTAAGGGATGGGTATCTCATTACTACACCCACGTCATCAAACAGCCCAATCTTTTTGGTGTGTCCTTCGGGAAAGTTTACCTGCAACTTAGACAAGTCAAAGGTCAACTTAACTCTTGCCTTGGTATCTTCGTCTGGGCATACATCACAAGCAACTATGATTTCTACAACTTCACCAACAGACTTAGATCTAAGCTGAGCAAAGATATACTCGATATCAAATAGTGCCAGCGTTTCTACATCTAGTTCTGTTCGCACACAGGACTTAATGATTTGCTTTAGTGTGTCCATCATTACTGTTGGATCTTCACTTTGCTGGGCGATTAGTAGTGCCTTTTCTTCCTTAACTAAGAAAGCACGAAACTTGATCTCTTGTTTCGTTGAAGGTACTGTTGTGGTATATACTGCTGCATTCTGAATAGGTAATGCCATATGTCAAACTCCTTTGTTCATGTTATCAATCAATTTGCTCAATTCCGCAGTGCTACCCACGAATATCGCATTATTATTTGTTACTTGTTTCGCTGCCTCGTTTTTACTTGGAGCGTCAAGCACTCGTTTCTTGCCATGCAGATCTAGTAACTGGTGGTTAATGTCTGCAAGTTGCTTCATCAAATTTCCCACGACCTCAAAGGCACGTGGATGCTCTGAAGATTTTGCAACCTCCAACGCATGGTTCAATGCATCTTGTCCCTGCTGTAGCAGGTTATGTAGATTACTTCTTGATTTATCATAATCATAATCCACTCTATCATCGGGAGGAAGAATCACTTCTCCACTCTTTGTAATGACTTCGCCTGTTACCTTTTCAGCTGGTTCCAGGTCAAAGATCTCACTCATATTGTTGTCGATTTTCATAGTAATTAGAGACTTGGTCTTGGACGTGGTCTCGGAGTTTCGGTTGGTGCAGGATCTGCACTTGGTGTTGGGATTGGGTCTGGTGTAACAGTTGTAACTGCTGGAGGTGTATAAGGAACTGGTGGTGTAACATTACTTGCTGCACCAGCTACTTTCTCTTGAGTACGACCCCATGCTGCAATACCTAGTACTGCGCCCATGGCCAAGTGAAACAATCCAGCACCCTGAAGTGTAAGAGGATTCCACTGAGTCACTGGTTGTTTTAACATTGCTTGCAGTAGTGCCCATGCAACAGGGAATAAAACCATGTCACAAAAACAAACAACCATATACATCCAACCCATGGCTGGACGCCATTTCTTTTGCATCCAGTCTTCGTTTTTTTTAACTTCTTCTGTCATTGTACTTCCTTAGTTATTATTTTAGAAATCGCCTAGATCCAACGGACCTTGTGCAAAACTAATTTCTTCTGGGAATATAGAATCGCCAGTACCAGTAAATACGTTTTGCGTATCACCGAATATCTGATCTTGGTATCTATTAAAATCGGTATAGTATTCATTTGGTATCTCGAATGCAGAGTTAACCTGTGACAATAAAGAACGAGTGGTGAAGCCATCCTTGTTCGAGAAGTCACTGCCCAAATTATTGAACCTGTTGTTATCTTGAATCGTACTGCCCAGTGTCACATCGGATAATGTTGCCGATCTCCAATACTTGTAGTTCATGGAGATGTTTACCTTTAGTGTTTCCTTTGCTGCGTAATCCAAAGTCACTGCTTGCATTTGTTTTGGATAGCACTCATATAATGAAACAAGATAAACTGATCTGCCATCGTTGTTGAACAACATAATGTCAATGGTTGGTGCAATATAATTATTGTAGTAATTCCAGTGACGTGTGTTTGGGTCTGATATGGATTGGATCCATGTATCAAAAAATTTCTTGACAATATAGTTAGAGTCGCAGTAGAACGAGAAGTTGACATTACCGTAAAGGTTCTCGTATGGCATCTCACGAACTTCGCCATAAGTCCTTAGTTGCGCAGTACTGATGTTTTGATCTGGTAGCTGTGTTTGATCACAGAACAAACGCATTAGTCGTAGCGAATCGCTTGCGTTATTAAAACTAATACCCTTAGGCTGTGCAATAGTTACCATGAACTTGCTTGGGTTAGCCAAACCACGTGCTTTAACTTCGGTGATGAACTCTGATAGCATTAAATTTTTCCTAGTGAGTCTTGCCAGACTTGGATCTTAGTTGCACCGACAAATCTCTCAACTGGAAGAAGCATGGCCATGGACCAGTCTTTTGAATTGATTTTCACAAAAGGTGAACGAACATGAGCCGTTAAATATTCTTTGACGCATGGCTTTGCTAGATTAAACCTAGCAACTCCGTTGATTGTTGCCCATGACATACGTAACTTGGTGTTACCATCCATCTTGTCGTTATTACGAAACTGTTGTAGTCTGTCCAACAGCTTAATGCGAATTGGATAAGCCAGATAGTGCATATTCAATCCACGAAACCCATTCGGTGTTTTAGCAAAAGGAAACACCAGCGGAAACCTGTCGTAGTACGGTAACGTATCTTTGTGCTTTGGGTCATACATATACAGGTAGCAGTTACCTGGAATGATCTGAGACCTATTTTGAGATGCGCTGTCCTTGATCAACCTATTTGGTGAAGAAACTTGTTTGGACAAAAGCAACACCTGCTGATCGAACCATGTTTTGGAACGAAACTTTATGGTTGGATCGTAGATCGCTTTGTCAAAGATTTTTTGGTATGTATCCATATATCTATTTATTTGATTCCTAGATGGTGTTCTGTAAGAATCTTGAATTCCCATCCACGATCTTTTGCGTATTCGGTTGCAGCTTTCCACTTAGCCTCATTCTTACCCCATGTCATTACTTCAGTGATATACCGTTGTGTAACTCTGCTGGGAGGGACAGGTGGACGAGTCTGAGAATCTGGCTTGATTTCAACCAGATATGTGGCTAAATTGCCTTCTTTATTACGCACCTGTATCTGAAAGTCTACGAAATAACGATGAATTCTATTGTCGGTAGGACAAACGTACGGAATTACAGTCTCCTCAGACTTCCACTTTACAACATTTGGGTTGCGATCACACCATGTAGCAAACTTTGTTTCCCATGAAGAACGCATTATGATGTTAGTTGGATCCCCAGAATACTTTTCAGGCTTGGTTGGAACAAATTTTCTTTTATGATACATGGCTAATTTGGCGAATAAATAATAGACTACCCCTCCATTATTTAGAGAAAACATATGGCAGAAGAATATGATCAATTAGGCAATTACATCGGCGATTTGGGTGCTGTAAATTCTAGCAGCGCAGCTGCTGGCGCAATACTTGGTCTTTTAGGACTAGATGCGAACACTACACCAGAAGGCATTCGCCCACCAATCGCATCAACCAGAGCTACTAACAAGTACTCTGTTGGAGTCAGAAAATTCCCAAGTAATGTTGAAAGCGTTGAGATGCAGAACTACATTAAGTTCTATATCAACGTACAAACTGATTCTAAGATCGCTAGAGATAACTCTGAAGAGATGGCTGCTATTCAACCAGATCGTTCTGCAATGAATAGCGTAGTTGGTAAACCTACCAGTTCTACCGCATACGCTGTAGCAGCTGGAGCACAGGGTGCTGTTTTGGGATTGGTTGGTGGTTTAACAGCAGGTGCAACCAACGGTAAAGATGCAGTCGGTGCAATTGGAGGTATGTTAAGTGGTGGAGCAAAGGGTTTATTGGGAGGTGCGTTAGTGGGTGGTGGTGCAGCAGTAGCGCAAACAACTGTACTAGAAGCAGCTGGAATTAAATTTGGTGCGCCATCCAAACGTCTAAAAGAAGCTATAATTCTCTATACTCCGCAACAACTTAGTGTTCGTTACGGTATGCAATGGTCCGAAGAAGATGTTGGTATTGCTGCAGCACTTGCAACTAATCCCGAACTAGCAAATCAGCTAAAAGCTGCTGGCGAGTCTATGAAAGCTGGTAACGTAAAAGATGGTGCAGCACAGGGTGCTGCTGGTATTGGCAATGCTGCAATTGGTGCTATTTCCTCAGAAGTTCTAAAAGCTAACCAAGGTCTTTCAGCGATTACTAGATCTGCAGGCAATCCAAGGAAAGAGCAAATTTTCAAGGGTGTTGATTATCGTAGATTTACCTTTGATTATCAGTTTGCACCAAGAGATGCAGCTGAAGCACAGGCTGCACTAAACATTATCTGGTTATTTAAGTACCACATGCACCCAGAGTTTAAAGATGCAAACAACTTTGTTTATGTTTATCCATCTGAATTTGACATTGAGTACTTTATCGGTGAAAGACAAAATACCAGTCTAAACAAAATTTCATCATGCGTACTTACAGAGATGAACGTAAACTACTCACCGAATGGTGTGTTTACTACATTCCCCGACGGAACTCCAACTCAGATCAACGTAACTCTTAACTTCGTTGAACTAGAGACACTAACCAAAGAACGTATTCAGGCTGGTCTATAATGTACTTCGACAATTTTCAAGACATGTACTATGACTTCCAGAAACCAAATGGAGACATAGACTACGTAAAACTAAAAGACATAACACAAAACGTGCGTTTTAAGATGCAGGTTTTAGAGAACATTAGTCTTTATGAATACTACGATATGAACGATAATGATACACCAGAGATTATTTCGGAACAGTTTTATAATTCTCCAAAGTATCACTGGGTCATTATGGTTGCCAATCAAAAGTATGATTATGTTGAAGATTATCCAATGGCGATTGACAGACTAGAAGCAAAAATAACTGAAAAGTATGGTGCTGGTAAAGAGTACGATACACACCACTATGAATTCAATGGGTGGATAGTTGACAACATTAGTTATCCAACGGCATCTGCAGTTTCAAACTATCAGTATGAGTTTGCTCAGAATGAAGCCAAGCGCAGAATACGAATTATCAGTCCAGGATTATTAGACCAAATCTTAACAGAGTTTAGAAGAATAATGTAATGATACAGCAAAAAGATGGTTTAAGATTTGCTGGTGACGTAGACATTGAAAGAGTTGAGATAGTTTCCTCAACTGGTCGTGGTGTTGAAGTTACCAATATGATCGCGGAGATTCAGATATTCGAGGATATCTTTGCTCCCTGCGTAACAGGCACAGTTACAATAACTGATAGCATCGACATGGTGAACCTATTTCCATTTATAGGTGAAGAGAAAATTATCATTAAAATTAGGACACCATCTATTCCAGATAAGATGAAAGAATCTAGGATTAGTCAACAGTTCTATATCTACAAGATGTCGGATCGTAAAGTGCTTGGTGATAAGAATGTATTTTACATATTACACTTTTGTTCTTTTGAATTGGTTTCTGATGCCAACTTAAAATTGTCTAGAGCATTCGAAGGTAAAATCTCCGATCTCGCCAAGAAAATAATGAAGGATGAGATCATTAAGTCTGATCTTCCAATGGACATTGAAGAAACCAAAAACTCAGTCAAGTATATTTCCAACTACTGGTCTCCTTATAGGAATATGAACTTTCTAGTCGAGAGAGCAATCAGTACCAGCAATGTTCCAAACTATGTGTTCTTTGAGAATCGTCATGGGTTAAACTTTGTTTCGCTGTCTGGGTTGTTTGCTAAAAAAGACAGAGAGCAGTATACGTATGATTCGTTTGAACGTATAGCAAGAGAACGTGGTTCAATTATTAATCCAGAAGCAACATTCTCTAGGTTCTTAGACTATACCATTGAAACTGGTTTTGATTACATCGAGCGTATTAACAATGGTATGTTTGGTAGCAAGATGATATCTCATGACATTCTTACCAAAAAGTACAGTACGCAAAACGTAAGTATGTTCGATAACTTTGAGCAAGAAAAACATCTTAACAAGTACCCAGTTTCAACGCAAGATGTGTTGGCACGTTATAACTCAAACATATTTAATTATCCTAAGTACAATAGCCATATGAATGGTTCTGGTGATGATGGTGTTCAAAACTGGTTACAACGCAGAGTGTCACTAATGGCTCAGGTAAATGCGTACAGAATGACAGCTGAAGTTCCTGGTAGAACAGATATTACTGTGGGTGAGATTGTTACTGTTAAAATTTACAAGTCTTCACAAACACTAAAAGAAGATGAAAACGATTCGTTAATTGATAAGATGTTCTCAGGAAGATATATCATTAGCGCATTGAACCACCGCATTACTCGTGAAAAGCATGAGATCCATATGGAACTATTGAAAGATTCGTTAATCGTTGATCCTAAGACAGGTAAGAAATGAAATTATACACAGGATGCGTAGAGAACAGGAAAGATCCCCTAAAGTTGGGTCGTTGTCAGGTTCGTATTGTCGGATTACACACCGAACAAAAAACAGTACTACCAACGGCAGATCTGCCATGGGCATTCCCGATGCAACCAGTTACCTCTGCTGCGATGAATGGTATTGGTCATGCGCCAGTTGGTCCAGTTGAAGGCACATGGGTTATTATCTTTTTTAGAGATGCTGATGAACAACAGCCAATTATGATGGGTACGATCGGTGGTATCCCACAGGCTGATTCCAAAAAGATAGATGAGTTTACAGACTATGTTGAATTGTTTCCAAGTTCGATTGCACAGTCAGGAACTAAAAATGGTGACGTACCACAAAACGTAGTTCTAGATGGTTCTGGTAATCCAGTGGCAGTTGGTTCAGGTGGTGTGTTAACTACTGGCAACGCTGACACACCAGCTGCAGCTGCAAACACTGCTAACCAGCAATCTGCTGCAGCAAAAGTTGATGCACCAATTCCTGGATCACCACCATACGGTAAAAGAGAAGGTTCTTCAGTAACCATTCCACAGACGTCTTACAAAGGTATTCAAGCACTGGGTAATGCCATGACATCGTTGGGTATTACAGCTAGGTATGCACGTGCAGCTATCCTTGGTATTGCCATGGGTGAATCAAAGTGTGTGCCACAAAATGAAGCGTACACTTACAATGCAGCTAGGCTAAAGCAGGTTTTCAGTTGGATTGATGAAGAGAACGCAGCAAAGTATGCTAACTGGAAAGGTTCTCGTGAGGACTTTTTCCGCTACATCTACGGACCAACAACTCGTTCTGGTAAATCACTGGGACATACTGCTGCCGATGATGGTGCAAAGTACTGGGGTCGTGGATACATTCAGCTAACTGGTAAGGGTAACTATACCAAGTACGCAAAGCTGTCTGGTGTTGATATTATTGCTTCGCCAGAACTAACCAACGACTACGAAAAAGGTGCGTTGGTTGCTGTGGCTTATTTTAAAGATCGTGTTAAAGTTGAACAAAACGATCCATCATACTTTGAAGCAGCATGTCGTGCAGTAGGGTTTAATGTACCAGATATTAAAGCTGCAAAGAAAGCATACTATGAATACTTTCTTGGCGAGATTGCTGCAGATGATAAGTCTGCAGTTCCAGGAGAAACACCTGCCAACGTAGCAGTAAACGAACAGGGCATTCCACTAGATCGTGTTCAAAATATGGACACAGGATTCTCTGATCCTGATATGAAATATCCACTACGTTCTCATATCAATGAACCAGACACAAACCGATTGGCTCGTAGCAAAGTTCCAGGAACTGCCGTTGAAAAGAAAGATGCCACTCGTTTAACTGGTTTGCCAGTTGCCGATGAAACTACCTTTAGTCAACCAGCTGTTCCTTATAATGCAAAGTATCCTTACAACCATGTGTTTGAATCTGAGTCGGGACACATTCAAGAGTTTGACGATACGCCAGACAACGAACGTATTCACCTGTATCACAAAACAGGCACGTTCTATGAAGTTGACGTAAACGGCACTCAGGTTAATCGTATCACTGGCGATGGTTATACAATTATCGATAAGAACGGCTACATCTATATCAAAGGTGCATGCACTATTACAGCAGAAGGTGCAACAAACATCTTTGTGAATGCCGATGCTAATATTAAAGTAGCTGGTCTTACACAAATTGATCTGCTAAACGATGCTTCAATTAACGTGGCTGGTAATCTAGACCTAAACGTGGCTGGCGGATTTCAGGTCAAGTGCGATAACTTTACGTTAGAAACTACTGGCGACTCTGTAGACATTTCCTCAGTGGCTGGAGTTAACATTCAGGGTGAAGATGCTATCAACGTCAAGTCTGGTGCTGCGGTAAACGTACAGGGTGGTGGTGACATTAGCCTTAATGCTGGTGGCAATGTTGCCGCAGACGCAGGTGGTATTATCGATCTGGCCAATGGATCTGCTGCTGATGCTGAAGATGCAGCCAAGACTGATCTTGGTGAACCACCAGCAGTTGGTAGTCCAGAAAACAACGTATTTAAAACACTAGAGGTTCCAACTCGTAATATGGAAGACGAAGCAGCATTTGAAACACCAGAAGACAACGCATCACCAGAAGGACAAGCAGCAAGCAAGCGAGAGATCGTTGGTGAAAAGAGTACTCCAGAAAATACAAATTCTTCTGAGTCTGCTCCTGCGCCAGCCAACAATATTAAACCACAGGGTGCAAACTGCGATCTAATCTACACATTGAATACTTTCCCATCATCGTTTAGATTGTCACCGAATGTTAATGTGGGAACTATGATTGCTGGCAGTCACATCTTACAGGGACAACAGGCTCTTGGTAAGATGATGAGTGTGCAAGAGATTGTTTGTAATATGAAAGGTCTTGCAGAAAACTGTATTGAACCAATTATGGCTCTTGCTGGTGGCAAGAGTGGTTTGATTATTACGTCTGGATTTAGACAGAATGGTGTAGTGGCTAATTCATCTGCAACATCACAGCATCCTGCTGGTCAGGCATTCGACTTTCAGTTGGCTGGTAAGATAAACGATGCGCAAGCTATGTATGATTTTGTTCAGAAAGTTGCCGCAAGTGTTCCGTACGATCAATTGATTCTAGAATATAGAGATCCAGGGGTCAATGGCAACAACAGAAAGGTTCGCATCTGCTGGATTCACTGTTCATTCAAGTACACTGGAAACCGTAAGATGGGATTTACTATGTTGAACGACAAGACCTATAAGAAAGATGGTTTCGCTTTACTATGATCCCTAACACCGTAATTATGCACCAAGTCAAGTTTGGAATCAAGTTTAGATGACAATTAGAGTTACGCAATCCAATGAGATCGGCATTCCCAGTGCCCCAGCTGGTGACCAGTATGGATCTGGGGATGAGGCGCAGTTACAATTTTATTTAAAATCTGTATACGAAGGTACAATATTCTCCGTGGATTTAACTTTCGAAGGTGTTTATATTGATTCAATGACAGAAGAAAAAACTTACTTGCCAGCAACAAACGTAACATTTACTGCACCAAGCACTGGAATCGTTGTTACAAAGTTATCCAACAGTTCTGTTAGAGTTGCTGGTCCGTATTCTAACCCATTTCCAAATACGTTTTATAGATTTAAGATGGCTGATTACACTACGAAAATTCTTCCAGCCAACACGACTGAAGATTGGATAGCCTTGGTAGAATACAACCCACCAAGTCCAACTTACATAGAAAAGACTTTTGATCTTGCAGTGACTATTTCTGCTGATCCAGTTTTGGGTGGTCTTCCAACTACTGAAACTATTACTATGCACCAGTGGGTTTACTGGACATATGCTACCGCAAGAAATTCTGTTATAAGTCTTGCCGCACTAGGAGAAAAATAATGCCAGCAGTAGCAAGAGCAGGAGACACAGTTATGTCTAGTTCTGGAACTGGACGTCAGTGCGCATCACCTGTAACTACATCTGTTGGTGAAGTAAACTCCAAGGTACGAGCAGACGGCATTTTCGTTACCTGCGAGGGTAAAAAGGTCGCCCCACATCCAAAAAGAGGGTGTTCACCAGATGAATCAACCCTTTCTTCATTTTCTTCTAAAGTGCGAGTTCAGGGCAAAGGTATTGGTAGAATTGGCGATGGGTATGATGCTGGAGGAGAAACCAATGTTATTTCCAAAGGATCGTCCAAAGTGTTTGCAGGTGGATAATAAATAATAAAATGGCTACAGCAACTAAAAGACAACGTACCTTTTCAGACTTAGATCTGAATTTCACCGCACATCCAGTCACGGGAGACGTTGCACGTCTATACGACGAGAATGCTATCAAGCGTTCAGTTCGAAACCTACTTCAAACAAACAACTATGAGAGACCATTTCACAGCGAGATAGGCTCTCAGATCCGTGCGCTTTTGTTTGAACCAGCATCTCCAATTTTAAATACAATGCTGAAGCGAGTTATTACTGATACAATTACCACCTTTGAACCAAGAGTTGTGGTAAACAGTGTTACAGTTTCTTCAAACGCAGATAACAACTCATTGAATGTTACTTTGGTATTCACCATAGTAAACACAGTTAACCCAGTAACAATGAATGTTGTTTTACAGAGAACACGATAATGGACAATAAAAGAATTAGAGTGACCGAACTGGACTTTGACCAGATCAAAGACAATTTTAAAAACTTCCTAAAAGGTCAAAATGAGTTTCAAGACTATGACTTTGAAGGTTCTGGTGTATCAGTACTGTTAGATATTCTAGCTTACAATACTCACTACAATGCGATGTATGCTAACCTTGCCATGAACGAAGCATTCCTTGATTCTGCTTCCAAACGAAACAACGTAGTTTCTCATGCTAAGTCGTTGGGCTATACTCCAATTTCTGCCAAGTGTGCTGAGGCGGTGGTAAACATTACTGTGTTGAATGTTCCAGGTTCTCCAGATACACTTACGCTTCCAGCCTATACCCAATTCTCAACTTCTGTTGATAAAGTAAGTTATAACTTTTATAGCAGAAATGCTGTAACTACAGTTTCAGTTAATGGTACTTACACTTTTAGTAATGTTATCATTACTGAAGGTACGCCACTGCGTTTTCAGTATATCGCCAACGAAGGTGTTTCGTACACAATTCCCAATGCTGGCGCTGATATTTCTACCTTGACTGTGCGTGTTCAGGAAAGCACAAGTACTAGTGGTTATGTTGTGTTTTCTCGTGGTGATGATCTAACGCTGGTTAAACCAGACGACACAGTTTACTTTGTCAAAGAGATCGACAATGAACTGTATGAAGTTTACTTTGGTGATGGTATCACTGGTCGTCAAGTAGTTTCTGGTAACGTGGTTACGCTGGACTATTTTGTTTCTAATAAAGAAGCACCAAACAATGCCAAAGCGTTTTCATGCAATACCAACATTGGTGGTGGCACTACCATAGTTACTACGGTATCCATGGCTCAGGGTGGTTCGGATATTGAAAGTATTGATAGCATTAAGTACAACGCACCACGTAATTACTCAGCGCAAAATCGTGCTGTAACTGCTGAAGACTATAAAGTTATCTTACCAACTTTGTATCCAAACATTGAATCAGTCAACGTATGGGGCGGTGAAGAAGCAGATCCTCCGCAGTACGGTAAAG